AATTTATTGGAGAAAAAGAATGGCAGAAAGAATAGTCTCACCAGGTGTATTCACTCGTGAAAAAGATTTATCGTTCCTTCCAGCTGGTATTGCACAACTTGGTGCAGCAATAGTTGGACCTACACTCACGGGACCAGCAATGGTTCCAACACAAGTCACATCATATTCTGACTTTGAAAATCAGTTTGGTGGACAAAGCACTTCCAATTATACAGCATATACAGTAAAGAGTTATCTACAACGTGGTGGGGCACCTAGTGCAACCATTGTGAGAGTTCTTGGAAATGGCGGATACTCATTTGCCACACCCATTACACTTAGTGTAACTTCTGATTTGGGAACACGTGTTGCTGCAGTGTTGATGCCAACTATATCTTGTTCTGCTGCAACGTTTGATTTTTCTACCACCATATTTACTGGAAGTACTGCAGCTCCTACATCATCGGCAAGTGCTAGTAACATTTCTCTTGTAATCAGAGGAGCCAATGTAGGTGAACAGACGTATTCCATCTCACTTAATCCCTCGGATTCAACTTACTTAACAAAAGTGTTTGGAACATCACCTAATACCACACGAACTCCTGTTTATGTGGCAAGTCATTTTCCAGTGTTTTTAAGTTCTTCGTTTGCAGGAACGGTAACTACTGCGTCGTTGAATGTTTCAACTGCGTATACTGTTAGTGGTAGTGCATTTGGAGAATATGGATTTACCGAAGCTGTAACACCATGGATTATTGACCAAAGTAGTAACAAACTTTTCAGATTCCATACGTTTGCTGACGGAACAGATGCCAATACAAAATTTAAAGTTAGCATTAGCAGTATAAAATCCAACGACATAGCTGCTGGCGGTGATGATGTAGCCGAAGAATATTTTAGTTCATTTACTGTTCAAGTTCGCAGTTATTCTGATACAGACTTAAAGATAAATGTTGTTGAAACATTTGACAGCGTGAACCTTAACAAAGAAAGCACGAATTACATTGCACGACGAATTGGTGATAAATATTTGTACTTCGACGGTACAACTGTGATAACAAAAGGTGACTATCCAAATCTTTCAAAATACATTTACATTGAAATGTATGACACTGAGGATATCTATGATAAATCACAGTATCCTTTTGGATTTGAAAACTTGTATAAACCTTTCAATGGCACCATTCCCACAGCATCATTTGTAACAGCACTCAGTGGTAGTGATGGAAGTCAAAACGATAAACTTTATTTTGGATTTGATTTCGCCAATGTAGACAACGTTCAATATATTGCACCAAGCCCCGCAAGTGCTGTTAGTTCAGCAGATTTTGTTGCACAAACAAGTAATACCTTCTTGCTGAGCAATTGCAAAGATACAGCTGGTGCAGCAATAACCATTAATAGCACGCTCAAACAACGTAAATTCTCAGTTCCGTTCCATGCTGGATTTGATGGAATGAAACCCTATATAAAGAAAAATGTTGGTGCAGATATTACCACAACCAATGTCATGGGATTTGATTGTTCAACGGCAACTGCAGCAGGAAGTAAAACATACAAGGCAGCAATTACAACACTTTCCAACCCCGATGAAATTGACATCAACATGCTTGTTGTTCCTGGAATTATCAAGAGATTGCACAGCTCTGTAACAAGTCATGCAATTACAATGTGTGAAGATAGAGGAGATGTGTTCTATCTTATGGATAGTGCAGATATTGAAGATTCTATCACAACGGTAACTAGTGAGGTATCTACATTGGATTCAAATTATACAGCGACCTACTATCCTTGGGTTAAGATAATTGATGATAGTAAAAACCTTCCTCTGTGGGTTCCTCCTTCAGTTGTGATTGCAGGAGCTATTGCATTCAATGATAGGTTGGGAGCTGAGTGGTTTGCACCAGCTGGGTTAAATCGCGGTGGTCTCACAGAAGTCATTGAGGCGTATACAAGACTTACACAGTCAGACCGCGATGACCTTTATGAAGGTCGTGTTAATCCAATTGCAACATTCCCTGGAACTGGAGTTTCGGTGTGGGGTCAAAAAACTCTTCAAGCAAAACCCAGTGCATTGGACAGAATCAATGTTCGCAGGTTAATTATTAATTTAAAGAAATTTATTGCATCAAGTTCACGTTACCTTGTATTTGAACAAAATACATCAGCAACGCGAGCACGATTCTTAAACATAGTTAATCCATATTTAGAAAGTGTTCAATCTCGAAGTGGGTTGAGTGCTTTCCGAGTAGTTATGGATGAAACAAACAATACAGCTGAAGTGATTGATAGAAATCAATTGGTTGGACAGATTTATATTCAGCCAACAAGAACTGCAGAATTTATTGTTCTTGATTTTGTGGTGCTACCAACTGGAGCAGCTTTTCCAGCGTAACATTTTATAAATCAAGATATTTATTATAAACAAATTATTGGAGAAAAATAATGGCAGCAATTTTGGACCCAACTGAAATAATGTTTACCCCATTTGAACCAAAGGTAAAAAATCGTTTTATTATGTATATTGAGGGTGTTCCGTCATTTTTAGTAAAACAGGTAGCACGCCCCAATTGGACATCGGATGACATCGTCCTTGACCATATCAACGTAAAAAGAAAAATTAAAGGTAAAGTTACGTGGAACGACGTAGCATGTACTCTTTATGACCCCATTGTTCCTAGTGGAGCACAGGCGGTAATGGAGTGGATTCGTTTGAGTCATGAAGCAGTAACCGGACGTGAAGGATATAGTGATTTTTACAAGAAAGACATTACATTTAATCTTATGGGGCCCGTTGGCGACAAGGTTGAAGAATGGACTCTCAAAGGAGCGTTTATCAAAGAAGCAAATTTCAATGAGCTTGATTGGTCAGGTCAAGAACCCATGATGATTAATTTGACGCTTCGGTATGATTATGCAATCTTGCAATTCTAATTAATATATGGATACTGATATGAAAAAGACCGAACTCAAGAGCATGGTAATAGAAGAATTAAAAAACTACCTCCAAGAGCAAGAGATGGGCATGGAGGATGACACTGAGCAAGAATCTCCCAGCATAGATGAAGTGGGGAGTGATATAAAAAATGAGCTTCTTTACATAGCAGACGCAGCACGTGGCTGCGCTGAAAAAATGGAAGAAGCATCAGATACACAAATCGAGCCTTGGGTTCAGTCTCATATTAATGCCGCAAAAGAGCTGGTGGCGCATGCCGCTGAATATTTTGGCTACAATGAAGAAGCATCGGAAGAAAATGAAGAAGATGAAGAGGGTGAAGAAGAAATGGAAGAACCAGTCGAAGAACCTTCCGAAGAAACACCTGCGGCGCCGTCTAAAGAAACTGCTGTAGTAAAAGAAACCAATCCAATCATGGAAGTTGAAACACCGCAGAGTCTCAAAAGTAAAAAAGAAACATATTTAAAGGCAAAAAAAGATATAATTGACCAGCAATTAAAAGGAAAAACTGAATTAGAAGAAGCAGAAGTGGAAGAAGGAATTGGTAAAGCATTTGGAATGGCTGCCATGATTGCTTCATTGGCATTTGGAACACCCAATCCTACACAGGCTCAAACTCAGTTTGCTACTGGTGTTGTTAAAGGCGCCCAACCAACATTCAAATTGGAAAAAAATCAGCAAGGTGCATTCAAAGCAACGGCAACAATTAAAGATGCAAAAACAGGAAAAACCTATGAAGGTGTTGGTATGAGTTCACGAATGGATATGGCAAAGCGCAAAGCAGAACTTGATGCTATGGCTAAAATGGTTCAGGCTCAAAAAGCAGATTTAAAAGAAGAATCTGCTGAACCCAAAAAAGTTAAGAAGCATGACGCTGAAAAGGTGAAAGATTTTGGCAAAGAGATGTTGGCAAAGGGCGAACATGCAAAACTGCTTAAAATGATTAAAAAACTCGAAGATTACATCAAAGAGAACCCAAAGAATTAAATTTAGTTATCTAATATTTATATGAATAGATTGGTGATGCAGTCTAAAAAATATAACAAGTAGCTACTTACCCCACGGTGCATCACCACTGTGGGGTTTTTATTTAATTGAGTCGGGTATGCAAGAACAATGCAAAATATGTAATAAAAAATTTAAATCAAAATTGGCAATCTCAATACATTGCCACAAAACTCATCATATATCTCCAAAGCAATATTATGATTTATATTTTAAAACCCCCTCAGAAGGAAAATGCATAGTATGTAATTCACAAACAGCGTTTATCAATTTAACAAAAGGATATTTAGCACATTGCAGTTGTAAATGTGCTGGAAATAATCAACTTTCTAAGGATAAAGTAAAACAAACTAATATTAAAAAATATGGAGTTGATTCTGTAATGAAAGTTGATTCCATAAAAGGAAAACTTAAATCTCAATACAAATTAAAAACTGGTTATGAAA